AACAGGGTTCACAGTTTGCGGGTGTCTTTGGACCGACAGGTGCTGTATTAGGTGCTGTCATTGCTATTGGTTCTGCTATTGCAGCTATGGCTTATAATTCATATAATGCCTCAAAAGATATGAGAGATCTTTCTGATGTCATGGATGATTTATCGGATGTCTCTAGTGATCTCTTAGATAGTTTTACAGAAATCGATGAAGTACTCGACTCAACGGCAGATAATATGGGTCTTGTCTCTGAAGCCTATAAAACATTTCTTGATTTAAAATTACAAGATAATTTATTAGAACAAACGAAACAGTTTAGAAGTTTGGGTTCAAGTATAAGTGATTCGGCGGGAGAGCTTAACACCTTTCAAAGATTTATGTTGGGCTTGTCTAAAGGCCCACAAGGGATGGGTATACTCGCCCCTCTTATGGACCCATTTGGAAAACAAAAAGGCATTTCAGAAAGGTTTGAAAAGGGATTATCAGGACAGAATGTTCAAGAAGCTTTAGGTGTTTCATCTGAGGTTTTAGGGAAACGCTTGTCTGAATATGACAGAGCTTTGTTGAGTGGTGATTTTGAATCGGCTCAAAGAGTCTTGGTTGATTTGTACGATGATGTTTTTGCAAACGTGTCAAAAACTAATGATGTTTTCAACAGCACTAAGACTGCTATAGAATCAACAATAGACCTTCTTCAAAAAAGATTGGATATTGAAAACGACACAACACAAGTCACTAAAGACGCAGAAGAGGCTAAAAAACAAGCAGCTAAAGATGCTAAGACGTATGCCGCTGGCGAAGCAGCTATGCTTAAGATCCTTAAGAAAAGAGCAGAAGATAGAAATAAGGCTGAGATAACCTTCCTCAAGATTATGCAAGCCTCTATGAACGAGAGGCAAAAAGGACTAGACGCAGAGCAAAAGATAAATGACCTTGTTGATAAGCGCCGTAACTCTATGCTTGATCAAGGCGATTTATTAAAGCATGAAGTGTTCTTAAGAACAGCTTATAAAGACGAAACATATATACAAGAGAGACTCGAACGGAAAAAATTAGACCTTTATATAAAACAAGCTGATTTAAACGAGACTCAGGCTGCTCGTTTAAGGGCTGCTCTTGGTTACTTAGTTGATCAAAAGCAAGCGTTAAAAGACCTTAACGAGCAAGAAAGTATTAGGTTACATCTTCAGAATCTGCAAGTTAAAGCTATAGAAGAGTCTCCTGCTGGACAAGCTCTTAGGAAGTACGGTGCAAGAGGAACAAAATCTGACAAAGATCCAACATTCGGTACTGGCCCTAATGCAGGTAAATCTATATATGACACAGACAAGTCCAATAAAACAATAAAAGAAACTATAGACCTCACCAGAGAACTAACTGAAGCACAGAAGCAACAAGTAGCTATAGCTGATAGTGTCTCTGGAGCCTTTGGTGACCTGTTTATAAATATGGTAGATGGTACTATGTCAGCTAAGGATGCCTTCAGAGCTATGGCTGCTGATATTATTAAAGAGTTGTATCGCATCATGGTCGTTGAACAGATGGTTCAATCTCTTAAATCTGGTATTATGGGTTTCTTTTCCCCCACTTCTGCTGCTGGCACTGCAGGTTCTGTAGCCCCACCTAAAGCCCCTAGAATATTTGACGGTGGTGGATACACAGGCTCAGGCCCAAGATCAGGTGGCTTAGATGGTAAGGGTGGCTTTATGGCTATGCTGCACCCTAGAGAGACTGTAGTAGACCACACTAAGGGTCAGTCAGTAGGTGGCGACACAGTAACAGTGAACCAAACCATCAACGTCTCTACAGGCGTACAACAGACAGTGAGGTCAGAGATTAAACAGCTTATGCCACAAATAGCTGATAACGCTAAAGCTGCTGTAGTAGATGCTAAGAGGCGTGGTGGATCATATGGAAGGGCATTCTCGTAATGGCTATTAGTTACCCCCTGTCGTTGCCTACAAGTATTGGCATAGCGCAGATAGATCTTATGGCTATCAATTCTGTAGCTGTATCAAGATCACCTTTTACTTTCTCTACGCAAGTTCATGCTTATGCTGGGCAGTCATGGCAAGCTGATGTTACTCTACCAAGTATTCGTAGAGACTTAGCTGAAGAGTGGATAGCTTGGCTTATTTCCCTTAAGGGTCAATTAGGGACTTTCTACTTAGGAGACCCTAATGCTGTAACACCCAGAGGTTCAGCTAGGAATGCAGATACTATACTGGTAAATGGAGCAGTGTCTTCTGGAAACACAATAGATATTGATAGCGCCCCTGCAAGCCAGACAGGTTACCTGAAAGCTGGTGACTACATGCACATTGGTACAGGTAGTTCTAGGCAACTGTTCAAGGTCTTAACTGATACTGACACTAATGCATCTGGAGAAGCTACCGTTGATGTTTGGCCTGATGTTAGAACAAGTATAGCAAATGCAGCAGCAGTGACTGTAGAAAACACTAAGGGTGTTTTTAGGCTTACTGGTAATGAACAATCTTTTAGTATTAACGAAGCCAGCTTCTATGGAATATCCTTTGGAGCAGTGGAGGTAGTATGACACGTACTGTACCAGCAGCTTTACTCACAGCCCTTGGGCAGACAGATGTACACCCTTATTATGCTATTGAATTAGACTTTGACAGTGGCCCTATAAGGCTTTGGACTGGGTATGGTGATAAAACCATAGACTCTAATACCTATACAGGTTCTGGCAGTCTTCTTAATATTAGTGGTATGGAAGAGGTTAATGATTTATCAGCTAAGAATATAACCTTAACTCTTTCAGGTATTTCCTCTAGCATTATCTCTTTAGCTCTTACAGAGCCATATCAAAGAAGAGAGTGTAAGGTTTACTTTGGTACTACAGATACGTCTACACCAGTGGAAGTCTTTAGTGGTCTTATAAATACTATGACCATAGAAGACAGCGGTGAAACTAGCGCTATACAGCTTGTTGTAGAAAGTAAGCTAGTGAGGCTAGAGAGAGCTAGTAACCGCAGGTATACACAAGAGAACCACATAGCTAGACATGCAGGAGATAACTTTTTCTCGTATGTAACTAAGCTACAGGACAGGGAGATTGTTTGGAATAAAGAAGTTTCCCCTGCTGCTGTTAAGTCTATTGCCTCTGGGGTTAGTGGGTTTTGAGTATTAGAGATAGTTTAAATAATTACATTCGCTCTGTCAGAGACATGCCCTTTAGTTGGGGTCAACATGACTGCCTCACCTTTACTAACAATGCATTTAAAGCTATGTACGGATCTGGTTGGGCTGATGATTGGATTGGTAGATACGACAATCAAGGATCTTACGTTAAGAGAACTGAACTAGAGAAAGAGTTTGGATTTAAGATAAGACAACTACCAAATGAAATAGATAAGAGGCTAAGTCCTATAGATTACATACCACCTTTAGGCGCTCTAGTTACTACAAAAGAATCTCAGCGATGGATAACAGGAGTAGCTTTTGGTATTTCCACTGGTACTAAAGCTGTGTTCCTGTCAAAAGAGGGTCTACACCCTTTATCATTAGAGTTTGTTGATCAGGCTTGGGTTAAAGATACATGAGTAAATATAAGCTAGGCGATTATACAGTTAATAACTGGAATGACTGGGATAGGGTTCCTAGAGATCCAGTAACTGTTGGTGGATATATATTAAGTGCTGTTGCGCCGACTTTTGTTGCTGGTTTATCAGGTGCTGCGGCCCTTGGTCTGGCTTATGTAACTGGGTTTGTAGCCATAACTGCTGTTACCTCTTGGGCCTTAAATGCCCTAATGCCTAAACCCCCAGTACCTTCTTATAGTCAACAAGTAAATATTAAAGAGGCTGCTGCACCACAGGATTTTGTCTATGGAGAAATTCGTAAGGGTGGTGTCATAACCTTTTATGAGACTTCTGGTAATGCTGGGTTCCCTCAACTTTATCTACATCAAATAATCGTATTGGCTGGACATGAAGTAAACAGCATAGGCGATATTTACATAAACGATAAGGTTGCTACTTTTAGTGGGAACTTTGTAACTACAGCTACTGATGGTACTGAGACTGTAGACTACAAGTCAAAGATACGAATTAAGAAGTATGACGGATCACAGACTACAGCAGACAGTGACTTAGTATCTGAAACAAGTGTAGACAGCACTTTTAAGGGTTTAGGAATAGCTTACCTTTATGTCAGATATGAGTTTGACCAAGATGTATTCTCTAGTGGCCTACCTCTTATAACTGCTAAAATTCAGGGTAAGAAGGTCTACGACCCTAGAACTACCACCACAGCCTACAGTAATAATGCCGCCCTATGTATTCGTGACTTTATAACATCTTCCTATGGACTAGATGACAGTGCCATAGATGAAACTTCTTTTACAGCGGCGGCTAATGAGTGTGATGAAAACGTCACCCTAGATGCCGGTGGTACAGAGAAGAGATACACCCTTAATGGAACTGTCAGCGCTGCCTCTCCAATAGGTAATGTCTTAGGGGAAATGGTCACAGCTTGCGCTGGTACACTATTCTGGGGATCTGGATATTGGAGATTAAAAGCGGGTGCTTATACGTCTCCCGTAAAGACACTTACACTGGATGATTTAAGAGGTCCAATAAACTTAGAGACTCGTACAAACATGCGAGATAACTTTAACACTGTTCGTGGTACTTTTACGGATGCAGAGCAGGATTATATTGCAGCAGACTACCCAGAAGTAACGAGTAGTACATTTAAAACTCAAGATAACGGTGAAGAAGCCCTACTAGATTTAAACTTACCTTTCACTACAAGTTCAGCCACTGCTCAACGACTAGCTAAATTAACACTGTACCGTGGTCGTGAGCAAATGACCTTAAGTGCTGACTTTGGTTTAAATGCTTTTAATATAGAAGTAGGTGACATAATATCCTTCACTAACGCTCGTTATGGCTTTAGCGCTAAAGAGTTTGAAGTTATAGGCTGGTCGTTCTCATCTAATCAAGAGGCTGGGGATTTACGAGTAAGGCTTACCTTACAGGAAACCTCTCAAGCTGCTTTTGACTGGAACGCTGAAGAGACTGCTATAACAAGTAATGACTCTACTTTACCCACAGCTTTCGACGTACAGACACCCACCTTAGCTACACCTACTACAAGTGCAATTCTAAACGCTGATGGTACTGCTGTACCCACAATAGTATTCACTTGGTCGGTAACTACAGATGCTCTTGTAGACCAATATGAGTTCCAGTGGAAGAAGAGTACAGACACAGAGTATAACTCCTCTATACTTACTGGTAAGGAGTTTACCCTATTCCCAGCTATCAGTGGTGTCACTTACAACTATAGAGTAAGAGCATTTAGCTTCTTAGGTGTTAGGTCAGCCTTTGCTTCTGGTAGTATAGCTGCACCTCAAGACACTACAGCCCCTAGTGATCCTACTAGCTTTACAGCTACAGGTGGCTTTCAGTCGATAAGACTTGATTGGACTAACCCAACTGACAGTGACTTACGGTTTATCAGGATATGGGTAACAGATACTAATGTGGCCCCTAATTACGGAAGTGTTACTCCTGACTTCACTAGCCTTACAGATGACTTCACTCACAGTAAGCTAGGCAATGCTGTCACTAAGTACTACTGGATTAAAGCTGAAGACTATAGTGGCAATCAATCTGGTGCTGTAGGGTCAGCTAGTGCAACTACACTCAGGGCTGCAACTGATGATATAGATACGTCTGCTGTAACGACACCTAAGATTGCTGCTGGGGCTGTGTCGTTTAAAACTAGAAGTACTGACGGTACAGCTTATAGCAGTGGTTTCTCAGGCTCTAGTCCCGCACCTGACACCACTTACCAGACAGCTAGAGATGCTATAGATAATGGGACATACCCTACTGGTGCTGGTTGGAAGCAACTAGGTAGTGAGAGCTATACTGTATCAGCTACAGATGTCCCTGAGAGCTTAGTATTTACCACTAGGTATATTGCTGCATTTACCTCTTTCATAGCTGACACAGGTGCTTCTGGATACAACGCCAGTGTTGCTCAATTAGCTAGAAGCAGCTATTCTCTAAGGCTTACTAGAACAAGAAGTGCCACTACAACAGAGCTACAGAATGTAGGTCACGACATAGGTTTCATGTTCTTTGGTGGTGGTTTCCCCTTCTCAAGTGGTCAAGGGATGGGGCCAACATCAAGACAGTTCTTTGTTACAGATGTTCAAGCGAGTGACGTATTTACCATAGAGGCTTATCTTCACTGGTACAGTGGGGGAGATAGCAATCAGGCAGCACATCAAATGCAACATGGGTTTAGGTACTTTGAGTTGACTACAGAAGGTTACTACAGATGATGGAAGCTAACTGGATAGTGTACGACAGCAGTGGGGAAATCATACGCTTTGGCACAGTTCCTAGAGAGACAATGTTAGAGAGTGTCAGCAGGGCAGGAGGAACACTTCTGTGGTTAGGTAATGTCACAAGCATAAACCCATCCCGTCAAAAGATAGTAGACGGATCTATAGTAGATAAAGAAGCTGATGAAATAGTAAGCGAGAGCATTGTTGCTCCCCCGCTAAGTCTGTAAGGAAATAATAAATGGCTGATCAAAAGATCTCAGAATTAAATGCCCTTACGGGGGTGAATGCAGCGGATGACGATGCTTTAGCTATTGTAGACACCTCTGCTACTGAAACTAAGAAGATAACTAGAGCGCAGCTTTTTACTGACACCCCAAGCATAGATGTATCTGGTAACATAACAGTATCAGGAACAGTAGACGGAAGAGATGTAGCCACAGATGGCACAAAACTTGACGGTATAGAAGCTAGTGCAGATGTAACTGACGCAACAAACGTTACGGCTGCTGGCGCATTGATGGATAGTGAAGTCACTAATCTTGCTCAGGTTAAGGCTTTTGATAGTAGTGATTACGCTACGGCGGCACAGGGTTCTACAGCGGATGCTGCACTAGCACGTTCTGGCGGCACTATGACGGGCGCAATTACGTTTGCAGCAGGTCAAGCTTTTAGTGGAGACGGTAGTAATTTAACGAATGTTGCTGCTGCTTCAATAGAAGTCTCTGAAAGTGCTGATGATAATGTTACTTATAACATATTGTTTAGTGACACTGATGGATCTGGCAATGTTCAAATGACGCCAACACAAGATGATGGTGGATTAACATACAACCCCGCACTTGATACTTTAACTACTTATAAAATACAAGTTGCCGACAGCATTGTTCATAGGGATGACACTAATACTTACATTGATTTCGGCTCTGATGAGATTAGATTAGTTGCAGGTGGTGTAGAGTTTATTAAATTAGTAGAGGGTACTGACGATTATGTAAGGTTTGCTCAGCGAATTTATCTGGCTTCGGATCAAAACATTAAGTTTGAAGGCTCAACAGCAGATGATTTTGAAACAACCTTATATGTTGTTGATCCTACTGCTGACCGTACAATTACACTACCAGATGCAACAGGTACAGTTGCTTTAGACGATGTAGCGACTACCTCTGATAATGGGCTTATGTCATCGTCTGATAAGACAAAGCTAGACGGTATTGAAGCTAGTGCAGATGTAACTGACACTACTAATGTTACTGCCGCTGGCGCTTTAATGGACAGTGAGGTAACAAACCTTGCTCAAGTAAAAGCTTTTGATAGCTCTGATTATGCTACAGCGGCACAGGGTACAACCGCAGATAATGCACTGCCTAAATCTGGTGGTGCTATGACTGGTGCTATTACCACCAACAGCACCTTTGATGGCAGAGATGTTTCAGCGGATGGCAGCAAGCTAGATGGCATTGAGAGTGGCGCTACAGCGGACCAAACAGCAGCAGAAATACTTACAGCTATTAAAACAGTAGATGGTTCTGGTAGTGGCTTAGATGCTGATTTATTAGATGGGCAGAGTGGATCTTACTATCAAAACGCTTCTAACATTAATGCTGGAACCCTTGATAATGCTAGGCTTACCGACATATTTAAGTCAGGCTCTGAGATTGCTGGATCACAAGATTTAAATAACTATAGAACTACGGGTTACTATTCTCAAGATTCAAACGCAGACGCTACAAGTGGCTCTAATTACCCCGTAAATCTTGCAGGTATTCTTGAAGTTATTACTGGCGATCAAGGCAATGGACTGCAAACTGAGCAGCGTTACTCTAGATATAACACTAACGAAAAGTATGTTCGTCATTATTACAATGGTACTTGGACAGCTTGGGCAGAAGTCTGGAATAGTTCAAATGATGGATCTGGCAGTGGGCTAGATGCTGATACTGTTGACGGGATAGAGGCCAGCCAATTCTTGCGTAGTGATGTTAGTGACAGTTCCACAGGAACACTAACACTAGATGTTGTTCAAGTTGGTAATGAGCTAAGACTGCCAAATAATACAAGTCTTACTGATGTAAGTTTAACAGGAACATCAGATCAAGACACAGGTTTTAATTGGTCGGGTTCAAATGCAGTCAACTATGTATCTGGTGGTACTCTTAAATATAATCTAAATGATGTATGGGCCTCAACCAATGACGGCTCAGGTAGTGGTTTAGATGCGGATACAGTTGACGGTATTGAAGCAAGTAGCTTTCTGCGCAGTGATGCTGACGATAGTACATCAAGCACCATTACATTTTCAAATGATATAATTGTTGGTGATCAGATCATACATGATGGTGACACTGATACATATATGCAGTTTGATGCAGGAGATAGTTGGCGTGTTGTTGTGGGTGGGGGAGAAAAGTTAAGCACTGCTACAAATGGTATTACTATTACTTCCGCATCAGGCTATGCAACTTTTGGCTCTTCTAATTCCTCTTGGTTCCACATGTCTACCGACAGGCCAAACTTTTACATGGCTCAAGGTTTACGTGTAAATGGTACTTTAGGAGTTTACAATCAAAACACTTATCTGACATCAGATGACATATATCTTAACGGTATACTTTATCATTATGGTGATACTGATACATATATGCAATTCCACAACGCTAACCAGTGGAGAGTTGTTACAGGTGGCACAGAAAGACTAGAGGTTACTGACAGTAATGTAACTGTTAATACTGGTTTAAAACTTAACAAAGAAGTTACTGAAAATGTTACTGCATTAAGTGGCACAAGTGATGTCTTAGAGCCGCAAGAAGGTACTATTCGCACACACACGCTAAGTGGAAACACAACTTACACTGAGAGTTTTTTGGGGGGTCAATCTATGACGCTTATGATTGATGATGGCGCTGGCTATACTGTCACTTGGCCTACCATGACTTGGGTAAATAATGGTGGTTCTGCTCCAACCTTAGCTACAAGTGGATACACTGTTATAGTGCTTTGGAAAGCCTTAACTGGTGGAACTTTATATGGGGCTTTAGTTGGAGATGGCTCTTAATGCTGCTGTCACGTAAGTTACTAAATAATCCTGCCTCTGCTGAGCCAGACCTGCCAATAGCTTTAGCTGATTGGACAGAAGATCAGGAAATGGATGCTACTGAAGTTGATTGGGGGCCAAGAGGTATTACTTGGAAGCCTGATGGAACTAAATTTTGGTTAGTTAATGCTAGAGGTAGAACTGGTCCTGAGACAGGTTGGACATATACTTATACCTGCAGTACCGCTTGGGATATAAGTACACACAGTTATGTAAGCGGAGAGTTTGCAGATCTAACCCCCGGAATGATGGCTTTTTTAATATCCTCAGATGGTAATACTATCTTCAGGATAGAGCATGATTTAATCAGCAAGCACAGTCTTTCTACATCTTGGGATGTATCTACCTTTGGAAGTGCCACTCAAACTTTAAGCACCTCTACTTATTCTACTGGTAATAGAGATGCATTTTTCTCCTCTGATGGAACTAAACTTTTTACCTGTGGTGCTTCCGCAGATACAATAGAAAGCTGGACACTATCTACTGGTTTTGATCTCAGCAGCGCAAGTCACACAGCTACCTTTGATGCTTCTGGTGACGATAGCACCCCTTCTGGTATAGCTTTAAATGATGATGGAACTAGACTTTGGTATACTAACAGACGAACTATATACGAAAAAAGTATGTCTACCGCTTATGATCTCAGTACACTATCAGCAGTAGCTAGTCGTGATCCAGCTAATGCGGGTACATTAGGATCTATAGTCTTTAAACCTGATTTTACTAAGGCTTGGATATGTGACTTTAATGCTGACACATTAAATGAATTAGGAACGAGTTAGAGGAAATAAAATGTACTTAAAAGTAACAGATAATGTAGCTAGTGAGTATTCTGTGCAAAGGCTACGGGAAGATAACTCTAATGTTTCTTTTCCAGAAGTTATCTCTAGTGAGCTTCTAGCTTCATATAATGTGTATAGCTACAGCAAAGATACTAAGCCTTCTATTGATAAGAACGTGCAATACTTAGAAGAAGGTGACTTCTATCAAGATAGCTCTGATGCATGGTTTAGAAGGTGGTCTATAGTTAATAAGCCTGAAGACAGAGCAGAGAGCAACATAAGATACCAAAGAGACGAATTACTACAGGAGTGCGACTGGACGCAGCTACCTGATGCACCAGTAGATAAAGCAGCATGGGCTACATATAGGCAATCCTTACGTGACGTTACATCACAGGCAGGGTTTCCTTATAGCGTAACTTGGCCTACCCAACCATAAGGAACACTGACAATGGGATATAAACTAGGAACACGTAGCTTACAGAACTTGTCAGGTGTTCACCCTGATATGCAAGCTGTAGTTAAGAAAGCAATCGAGATCACTGATGTAGACTTCACAGTTATCGAAGGTATACGTCATATTGATCGTCAAAGGCAGTTACTCAAAGAGGGTAAGTCAACTACACTTAACTCAAGACACATCACAGGTCATGCTGTAGACATGGTTCCTTGGCCTGTAGATTGGGAAGACTTAGATAGGTTTGAAACTATGGCTGAAGCCATGAAGGATGCAGCAGAAGAGCTTGACATTTCCATCGTATGGGGTGGTGACTGGAAGAGCTTCTATGATGCCCCTCACTTTGAACTTGATCGTAAGGTCTACCCAGCATGACCAAGGACGAAGATAATTGGCACCTTTCCAGAAGTGTACCTATAACCCTTATCTTTGGTCTTATAGCTCAAGCAGGAGCTATTGTGTGGACTGTATCTATGATGATGTCAGACATTGAACGTAATGGTGAAGAGATCATGCGTCTACAGTCTAGGATGGCTATTGTAGAAGACGCTACACAAAGGCAAGCAGTATCTATGGCCCGTATAGATGAAAACATTAAAGCAATCCGACAGTCAGTAGAAAAGATGGCTAATGAATAGTAAGGATTGTTATGGTAGACCCATTCACGGCTCTAGCTGCCGTAAAGACTGCTGTTAGTGCAGGTAAAGAGCTTGTCTCAGTTACTAAACAAATAGGTGAGTTCTTTGATGGTGTCGATGAGCTAAGGAACAACCACAATAAGAAAAAGAACAGTCTCTTCTCAGGTGATGATGAGAACAGTATGGAGACTTTCGTGAAACTACAGAAGGCTAAGGATGCTGAAGAAGAACTCAGAGCCATTGTGATAGCTACCAGAGGTTACTCCGCTTGGGGTGAGCTACAGGAAATCAGAGCTAGAACACGCAGAGAACGTAAAGAGAAAGAAGCTGCTGATAAGCTCCGTAAGCAAGAGATAGTAGAGAAGGTAGTCATTATTGGGGGTACTCTAATCGTACTGTCTATAATTACAGGGATAGGTGTACTTCTGATAATGTCATCAAAGGGGATGCTATAAATGACAACAGCAATGGAAACTATACTAGCTTGGAAACTGCTACCACGACTAATGATGTTAGTTATGACTGGTATGTACATCAGAGTGATTGAATGGTTTATGTCGTTACCGCCAGAGGCTATGACATCACAGGCAACTGCACTTACAGCAACTGTAACGGGAGCCTTAACTGGAGCCTTTGCAGTCTGGTTAGGTAATGAGAAATGATTGGTCAAATCTTAAGTAGCGTAGCTGGTCTAGCTACAAGTGTAATCGACAGTAAGACACAGATCAAACTCACTGAGGCTGAGATCAAGAAGAAACAGCTTACAGGTGAGATAGACTGGGATCTAGCTGCTATACAGGCTACACAGAATAGCTGGAAAGACGAGTGGATAACCCTACTGTTCAGTATTCCCCTGATACTAGCGTTTTGTGGTGATTGGGGTAATGCTATAGTACAGGCTGGGTTTGCAGCACTTGAGACTATGCCGACATGGTATCAGTATTCCCTTGGAGGGATCGTATCGGCCTCTATAGGAATTAGGTCAGTATCTAAATTCTT